GCGGGCGTAGCCCTTGCTGCCGTCATCGCGGGCATCGTTGCCTCGATCGGCGGCTCTTTCAGCAAGAAAGGCTCGTCCGGCGGCGGCTCTTCCGGCGGGTCCTCCGGCTCCGGCAGCATGGGCAGCGTGGACATCACCACCGGCACCGGCAGCCTTGAGGACGCCATCAACGCCAACACCTTGGCGTTGAAGAAAACGAACGCCGCCCTTGCCGACATGATCCGGCAGGCGGGGGCGCTGGTGCTTTCCGACAACATGCGCCTCGGCTCCACCGTGGCGGCTTCCGGCACCGCACAGGTGGTGTCCGCCGCCCGCAGCTACCGCCGGGAGGGCGACACCAAGATCATCCAGAACTTCTACAACGGCCACGACACCGCCGCCGCACAGCAGCGGGAAGCCCGCTGGGAAGCCGACAAGGCCAAGGCCCGCAAACGATGAAAGGAGGACACTGTGCTATTTAAGGACCATCTCAAAATCGTGACTGATGCCGGTGCCGTCCTGCATCTGGGCTGGGACTACGATACACCTTACGCTCTCGACCCGCTCAACGGCATCGACGTGGACTTGAAAACCGCGCAGGGTGTCGGTCAGGTGGGCGACACCGTGGAGGGACAGAGCGTCTCCGGCGTGTCCCGCACCCTGTCGGTCGTGTTCTGGGGCAGGGATGCGTTGACCCGTGCAAGAGCTTTTACCAAAAATCTGCCCTACTTCACCAAAGGCACCCTCTATTTTGGCGACCACTATTTCACCCGCTTCGTGCTGCAAAAACGGCCTTATTTTTCCAGCTACACGCCGGACCCGCGCTGTGAGCTGATGCTCTACAGCGAGAAACCCTATTGGTACGATCTGAACGCCGTCAGCAGCGTGCTGGGCGGGTACGAAAAGGCATTCCGTTTCCCCGTCTGCTACGACAGCCACATCTACGGCATCAAGCGGGACGGCACGGCGGCGGTGCTGCGCAACGACGGTTCGCTGCCGGTGCCCTTCACGGCCACCCTGCGGTGCGACATGCCGGTGACGCATCCCAAGGTGGTGGATCTGCAGACCGGGGCCTTCATCGGCTTTGATCTGACCCTGCAGCCGGATGAGACGCTGGAGATCTACCGCAGCACATCCGACCGGCTGGCCTGCACCCTGACCCGGGCAGGCGTGACCGAGAACATCTTCTCCAAGCTGGACGAGGACAGCACCCTCACCGAGCTGCAGCCCGGCGATAACGTGCTGAGTATGCAGGCGGAGTCCGGCTCCGGCTACCTGCAGGCATCCGTCAGCTTTTACCCGATGGAGGCGGGCATTCTTCCCGAACCACTATGAGAATAGACGTTTTGGACGCGGAGACCCTTGCCCGCGTGGGCTGGGTGGATGTGTGGGTGTCCCTCTACTGGGATAGCCCCTACTACTCCGAGGGCAGCTTTACCCTTGAGGTGCGCCCCACCCCCGAGAATTTGCAGCTTTTGCAGGAGGGCCGCTGGCTGGTGCGCAGCGACGAGAACCCCCGCATCCCCATGCGCATCTGCTCCCGCGCCAACCAGAACACGGACGCGAATTTGGTCGTGAGCGGCTACCCGGCAACGTGGCTGCTGACCAAGCGGGTGTCTGCGGTGAGCATCAAGAACCAGAATGCGGAAGCCGCCATGCGCAGCCTTGTGAGCGCCGCAAAGCCGTGGCCCCGCCTTGAGCTGGGCACCGAGTACGGCTTTGACACCACCTTTGAAAAGCAGACCTCCGGCGGCACGGTGTTCGACTACTGCCAGACCATCGGGCAGGCGTGCGACCTCGGCTTTCGGGTCATTCTGGACGGCAAGGACAGCAAGAAAAAGCTACTCTTCGAGTGTTTCCGGCCCACCTTCGACCCGAACCGCAGATACAGCCCCCAGTGGGGCAACCTGCGCAGCCCCGGGTGGAGCTTCGCCGACACCGACTACGCCAACGTAGCCCTTGTGCAGGGCGCTGGCGAAGGTGACGAGCGGGCCACTGTCTGGGTGGGCGATGTAAACGCCACCGGCTCCGACCGGCGGGAGATGTACATTGACGCCCGGGACGTGCAGCCGGAGGACGGCGAGACCAGCACCAGCCAGAGCTATCTGGAAAAGCTGGCCGACCGGGGCGGCGAAAAGCTGCTGAGCCAGCTGCGCACCGGCAGCATCGAGTTTGACGTGGACGACGACACCCTGCAGGTGGGCGATGTGCTGAGTGCCAGCCTGCCTCAGCTGGGCTACACCGCCATGGTGAGGGTAGCCGACATCATCACCCAGAGCGAGGACAGCGGCACCACCCGCACCATCCGGCTGGGCACGCCCACATGGCACAAGACCTGAAAGGAGGACTTTATGGCTGATATCATTACTTACCCCGAAAACGGCATCACCTACGACGCCGACGACGCTTCGGGCTACCTTGCCACCCGCCTGAGCGGCGTATACAGCGCCGAGGAGGATTTCTCTGTCACGGCACAGGGCGGCCTGAGCGTGCAGGTGAGCGCCGGTCAGGCATGGGTGCGCCCGGCGCGGTTCAAGGGCCGCAGCATCATCATGGAGCAGCCCACCACCGTGGTGCTCACCGAAGCGGACCCTGTGCGCAGCCGCATTGACCGCATCGTGCTGCGCTACGACGCCGCCGCCAAAAAGACCAGCCTGCAGGTGCTGGACGGCACGCCGGACTCCGCTGCCCCTGCGGCCCCGGAAATTTCACGCACCGAGCTGGTCTATGACCTCTGCCTTGCCGAGATCAGACGCCCCGCAGGCAGCACTTCCGTCACCGCCGCCGACATCACCGACACCCGCGCGGACGAGACCGTCTGCGGCGTCATGCGGGACGGCGTGACGGGGATCCCCACCGCACAGCTGCAGGCGCAGGTAAAGGCCATGCTGGACAGCCTGCAGGCCGAGGTGGACAGCAGGAGCTTTTACACCAAAGCAGAGGCCGATGCAGAGCACGCAAAGCTGCAGGAGCAGATCAGCTCCGCGATCGCCGCAGGAGCCGCCATCACGGCCAGCGGAGACGGATACATTCGATTTTCGGATGGCACGCAGATCTGCTGGAATACAAAAAGTTTTACAAGCAACGGCGGATTTACGCCAATCTACACATTTGGTTTTCCGGTCCCGTTTGTAGATACAAAATACGCGGTCGCCGGTATAAAGGCCAGCTCAAGCTCCGACGGAGACAGTTTTTACGTGAGCAGAAAAAGCACCAGCAGTATCAGCCTCTTCAACGTCTACAATAGCCACGACAGTGGCCTGTTCAGTACCATTATCGCCATCGGACGCTGGAAGTAAGGAGGACTGCACATGGATATTACACTCGGATACACCCTTGCAAAGCCCGTGGCAACACAGGCTGAGTGCGACGCCTACACCGCCATGGTGCAGGCCGTGACCACGCACAATGCCGCCTGCGTGGTGGGCGACACCCTGTGGATGATCGAGGACGGCACGGACAGCTACACTGTATCCGCAGACGGCGTTGTGCGTGAGCCGACCTCCGAAGAGCTGGCCGCGCAGGAAGAAGCGCGCAAGAAGCAGGAAGCAACGGACAAGCTGCCGGAGCGCGTGGACGCGCTGGAAACCGCAAACGACGATATTATTTTGATGATGGCTGATTTGATTGGAGGCTGATTTTTATGAAAACCCTGAACGCACTCAAACTTCGCATTATGACCCGCGCTTTCAAAATCCGCATTGCCGCCGGTGAAGTCTTTGAAGACATCGCCGCCGACTACCTGTCCCTGACCACGGACGATCTGGAAGCCATCAAGGCAGAGCTGGAGAAGTAAAGGAGTAAGCGATGGAAAAGACCATCATGGACGTGAGCCGCCATCAGGGCGTCATCGACTGGGCAAAGGTCAAGGCGTCCGGCAAAGTGAACGGCGTCATGATCCGCGCTATAGGCAACAGCGGGGCGGGCAAGGCCAGCAAGCCGTATCTCGACCCCTATTTCGCCCGCAACTACGCCGAGTGCACCCGCGTAGGGCTGCCGGTGGGCGTGTATGGCTACTTCAAGGCCACCACCAAGGCACAGGCCGACAAGGAGCTGGCCCTGTTCAAGCAGGCGCTGGGCGGCAGGACGTTCCAGCTGCCGGTGGCTGTGGACATTGAGGACGAGATGCAGAAGCCGCTGGGCAAGGCCGCACTGACCAACCTGACGGCTCACATGCTGAGCACGGTGGAAAGCTGGGGCGTGTACGCTCTGCTCTACACCGGCCTTTGGTTCGGCAGTACCTTCCTCTACATGGGCGGTGCAGAGCTGAAGCCCTACGACGTGTGGCTGGCCGCATATCGCACGAAGAAGCCCACTCCCG